CTTGGACAAATCCACTTCAACACTGTGATGAGGTTCCATTAGGGTTTAAAACAGAGTTTTGGAATCCCTCGGAAATGGATACTACGAATAAAAAAGATTTGGAATTACCTGGGAGGTAAAAAAAAAAAATGAAAGATAAATCAAAGTATTACGACGCAGGTGGAATAGAAACTATTGACATCATTAAGGCAAAACTAACTCCAGAACAATACCTTGGATATTGCCTAGGTAATGTCATTAAGTATGTAAGCAGATTTAATTTCAAATCTCGTAGAATTGAAGGTAAGAAACGTGACTTGGAAAAAGCAATGGCTTATATCCACTGGGCATTGCTTTATATAGATAATGAAAAGATAAAAAAGGAGAACTAAAATGGCTTATGATAGTAAAAAAGAACTACAGAATGTAATTAACTATTACAAAAACGACCCTTTGCAAAAACGCTTTAGCGCCTTGATTACTGGAGAAACTAATGCTGGAAAAACTTACTTACTCCGAACTGCTCGTAAACCTATTCACATAGACTCCTTCGACCCTGGCGGAACAAAGTGTTTAAGAGATTTGATTGAAAAAGGTGATGTAATCGCAGATACTCAATGGGAAGCTGATGACCCTATGAATCCAGATAAGTTCGCAAAATGGATGAAGGCAACTGACTTGCGTCTGCAGATAGGTTACTTTGAACAGTTTGGAACTTATTGCATTGACAGTGCTACAACATTTGGAGATGCAATAATGAATTATCAACTCAACTCACGTGGTCAGGCAGGTGAAGCACCTAATTGGGGCAAAGACTATATGCCACAGAAAACTATGATGGTTAATTATATTAAGAAGTTAATGTCCCTACCTTGTGACTTCATCCTTACTGGCCATCTTAGGGCAATAGAAGATGTTATAAGCATAGATACAAAAACAGGCATTACGAGGAAAAACGTAAAATACCGCTTTTACACTACTGGTCAAGCAGTTGTGACAATACCTCTTTTGTTTGATGAAATCTATGTTTTAATAGCAGAAGAAGCCCCTGGAGGGGTTAGAAGGAAAATGCTAATAGATGCCTCTGGAACTTATGTTGCCCGTTCTAGGTTAAAAGCTAATAGCAACTTATCTTCTGTCGAAGAGCCTGATATTAAAGCTCTTCTGAAAAAAGCAGGTTTGAAATGGGAAGATAAGCCAAAACTTGATTTGAAAGGGGGGGTGAGGAAAAAGAAGGAAATAAATGATAGTTGTTTCAACTAATTAAAATTAAGAAAGGAAAATGAGATGGAAAAGAGCATTATAAAAGAAGCCGTTCCAGAAAGAGAATTTCAAATACCTGTTCAATTAAGTAACTTAAGAGATGTAGCAATAGAATTAAATACCGCAGTTGATGAACTAATGGAAAAGTTAGCTCCTGTATGTAATGACTTTGCTGTTGACTCTAAAAGCCCTAGAGATCCTGAAACCCCTCTTGTTCCATTAGCTTATGAAATAAATGTTTGTTACAATAGTATTCTTAACAGCCATTTAAAAATCACTAAAATCTTGGACAATTTAGAACTTTAACCTTATCATATTTAATGAAAGGAGGTGATAAATGATTAAGAAAAAGTAGTCAAAAGCAGCTGTAGAGTCAACTAACTAACCAACCAAAAACAATTTAAAAGGAGAAAAACAAATGCTTACCGATTACAGTGACCTTGAAAAAGACATCGAAACCGCAGAAGCACCTAAAATCCTTCCTCGTGGGTCTGAGGTAAAGGCGAGGATAGTTGCCGTAAATGAGGGAACAAGTGACAAAAACGGAGCTAAATGGTACATGCCTGTTTTCGATGTACCTGATGACCCTATGGTCATTGAGTTCACAGACTTCTTCTGGGACCTCGCAGACCGTGACAAGCTTGACCCAAAGGCTGCCCAGCGGGCTATTTATAGATTCAAGACCTTTGCAGAGGCATTTGGTCTTGATTATTCAAAGCCCTTCAGTTGGACAGATGACCTTGTTGGTCTCGAGGGATGGGTAATAGTCGGTGTTCGCAAGAGCAATGACTATGGGGAACAGAACACAGTTTCCAAATATGTAACTGGTAATTAGTCTTTGAAACTAAATTAGACCCTGCCTCTTTTTATGAGGTGGGGTCTAATTAGTTCGTTCAAAAATTGAACAATCTAAGAAAAGGAAAACTTGATATGACAGCAAGTAAAAAATGGGACAGGTATTTTTTAAATCTTTGTGTAACAATAAGTGAAGAGTCACCTTGCCTGAGTCGCAAAATAGGTGTTGTGATAGCTAGGGATAACATAGTTATTTCAACCGGCTACAATGGCCCTCCTAGGAAAGTACCTCATTGTGGAAAAGAAAGAGCTTTAAAAGACAAAGTTTTGAAAAAAGTATTTGACACAGAAGTTTTTAAATCTACTTATGATGACCTAGATGTTAAAATAACTTGTCCAAGAAAACTTCTTGAATATAAAAGTAACGAAGGACTATCACTTTGTCCAGCTCAACATGCAGAGATGAATGCAATAACTAATGCCGCAAGAATTGGTGTATCAGTTGAAAGAGCAACTTTGTATATCAACTCTTGCATCCCCTGCAAAAATTGTCTTGGAGCAGTTATTAACTCAGGCATTAAAATGATAGTGGTAAAAGAACTTATTTTTTATGACTCTTTATCTGAATATATTGTAGATAACTCAGACTTAATTATCAGAGAATTTTTCAAAGAGGAGGAAACTAAAAATGCTTGAAGATTACCGACCAAGATTTACCTTTGAAATTACCGAAGAGCAAAAACGAAAAGCTGATTTACTACTATCAACTCATGGAATAAGGAAGGCCTTATTTTCAATTATTTTAGATGATGTCTTGGATTTATTAGAAGAATACGGAGGCATGGCTATTGGTTTAATTCTTGAAAAGAAAATAAAGCCAAAAGAAGCTTTACCTTCATTAAGAATTAAAAAGGAGAACAAAAATGAAGCTTGAAGACCTTGATATTAAATCTATCTTGGATTTATCCGAAGATGAAAATCTTGAACTTTTAAGACAAATAAGGTTATCGAGAAGAGTGCCTGTGAAAAAAAGGCGGAGTCCTTCTACGAAGAAAAAAGCTATTTCAAATCTTGACAGTAACCAAGTTAATGAAATCTTAAAAATCTTAGGAGTTTAAAAATGAGCAAAATTGAAGTTGGCAAAGTAGGGATGATTCCTATTGAGAAAATAATAGTTGGAGAAAGGGCTAGGGAGGAACTAGGTGACATAAAAAGTCTTGAAGAAAATATGAAAGAAAGTGGTTTGATAACTCCCTTAGCTGTAAAAGATAACAAAGATGGAACTTACACACTTCTCGCCGGAGGCAGACGTTTCACTGTTTTAAAAAAGAATAATGTAAAAGAAATTCCTGTAAGATTTTACAACCACGACTTGTCAGAACTCGAAATGAAAGTAATTGAGAAGTCTGAAAACTTCCATCGAAAAGACATGGAATATTGGGAGTTGGATAAACTAACTCTTGAAATCCACAGAATGCAACAAAAACTTAAAGGCGAAAAATCTGCAGGCCCTACTGACAAAGGATGGGGGATTAAAGATACTGGGGAACTAATTGGTGGCCTATCTAAAGCCAGTGTCTCTATGGCAATTAAAAGAGCTGAGGCAAGGGAAAAGTTTCCAGAACTCTTTGAGGATTGTAAGACTCAGAAAGATGCAACTAAATTATTAAAACAAATTGATGAAGCGGTAGTTAAAGAATCTATTGCTAAAAAACTTAAAGAAAAATCTTCCGTTGAATTAAAGAAGTTGTCCAACTCTTTTATTATAAAAGATTTCTTTGAAGGAGTTAAAGAAATCCCTAATGAGGTTTTTCATCTCGTAGAAATCGACCCTCCTTATGCAATAGACTTGAAAGAAATCAAGCGTTCGAATAGTAATATAAAAGACAAACACTTAATCACTGACTACAATGAAATTCCCAAGGAAAAATATCAAGATTTTCTCTCCAATCTTTTCAAAGAATGTTATCGAGTTATGGCACAACATAGTTGGCTCATCTGCTGGTTTGCACCTGAGCCTTGGTTTGAAACGATTTACCAAGAGTTAACAAAAGCAGGTTTTGAAACCTCTAGAATCTGCGGGGTTTGGAACAAAGGGAGTGGTCAAACTAATAATCCAAACTTTAAACTCGCAAATAGTTATGAACTATTTTTCTATGCAAGGAAAGGAAAACCAGTTATTAACAAAGCTGGAAGGTCTAATGTTTTTTCTTTTAATCCTCTCCCTGCGATGAAAAAGGTTCATCCAACAGAAAGGCCTGTCGAGTTAACTACTGAAATCTATGAAACCTTTGCTTTTAAAGGCTCAAGGGTTTTAATCCCCTTCCTCGGCTCAGGCAATGGTTTGATAAGTGCTCATCAACTAGGAATGTCAGCTGTTGGTTTTGAACTGACTAAAGCATATAAAGATTCTTTTCTTGTTAAGGTGAATAACTTATTCAACAATTAGTCTGTTCAACGATTGAACAATCTCATTAAAAGGAGCTAATAAATGAAAAAGACATATGTCCCACCTTCTGGGAACCTCAATGCAAAAATAGCAGTAGTAGGTGAACAGCCTGGAATACAGGAAATTAGGGCAAGAAAACCTTTCATTGGCCCTGCTGGGAAGGCCTTTGATGAATGTTTGAAACTTGTAAAAATTCCAAGGAATGAACTATACATAACAAATGTTATTAAAGACCTTGATAAACCTTTAAAACATTACATTAACTTAGATTCAAGAGGAAAATATTCTATTTCCTCTGAAGGCTATGAATATATAAAAGAATTAGGAGAAGAACTTTCCAGAGTAAAACCTAATGTAGTAATAGCTCTTGGAAATGTGGCTTTAATAGCTTTAACCAACAGAGTTGGGATAACCAAGTGGAGAGGTTCAATTCTTGAATCGACATTAGTTCCTTACCTTAAAGTTATCCCTACTTTTCATCCAGCGACTTTTATTCCTCCAAAGTTTAATTACTTGAACAAACCTTTGATTTGCAATGATTTAATGAAAGCTAAAGAAGAAAGTGAATTTCCAGAAATAAGAAGGAGGGAAAGAAAGATTTGTATAAAACCTTCTTTTGACCAAGCTATTTATCACCTTGATTATTGTTACAAAGTTGGTCTCTCAGGCCAGATAATCTCAATGGATATAGAAGTTATAAATGGAGAACTTGATTGCATATCCTTTGCATGGTCTGACTGTGAATCAATAAGTATCCCTTTCAGGCATCAACAAGGTGATTACTTCACTGTTGAACAAGAACTTGAAATAATGAAAAAAGTTGCAAAGATTATTGAGTCAGAAAAGATTGAAAAAGTTGGAGCTAACTTTATTTTTGACCTTCAGTTTTTATTCAGGAAATATGGAATAGTTCCAAGAGGCTCTATTCATTGTACTCAAATAGCACAAAAGATTGCATTTCCAGATTTCAAAGCAGGTCTGGATTTTGTAACTACAATGCACACTGATATTCCATATTATAAGCAAGACGGAAAACAATGGATGAAACTTGGTGCAGGTTCTTGGGAAGAATGGTGGAACTACAATGGTATGGATGCAATAGTGCCTGTCGAGGCTATTGGTAAACAACTGAAAATCCTTGAAAAACAAGGGAATATTGAAACTTACAATCGCCAAAGAAGGTTAATCAAACCTTTAATGTATATGGCTGAGAGAGGGATAAAAGTAGATGTAACCTCTATGGCTGAATACAAGGAGAAACAACAGGCAGAGCTCGACAAACTTGCAGAAGAACTAAATCGTGAAGTAGGTTATGAAATAAACTACAACTCCCCAGCGCAGTTAAAAGACTATTTTTACGACCAATTAGGTTTAAAACCTTACAAAAACCGAAGCACTGGAAAAGTAACTACTGACGTAGATGCCTTAAAAAGAATTTATAGACAAAAAGGCCCTGGGAGTAAAGTTGCAAGACTCATGCTTGATATTCGTTCACTCTCAAAAAGAATTTCTACTTACCTCAACATTGGAAAAATAGACCCTGATGGTCGAATGAGGAGTAGTTACAAACCAGTAGGTGCTGAAACTGGGAGAATATCAAGTGGAACAACTATATTTGGAACTGGCTGTATGCCTCCTGATGCTGAAGCATTAACAAAAAATGGGTGGAAGTCTTTGTATGAACTATATCAAAAACCTGAGAAAATTCTTCAGTGGGATATTTCAGGTAATTTATCTTGGTGTATGCCTGAAATGAACGAGTATGATTTTGCAGGCAGCATGATTGTAGCTAACTCAAATATACACAAAGCACTTTACACTCCAGACCATAGGATTCCTACTATATCCAAAAGAGGTTTTTTAACAGTCAAAAAAGCCTTAGAAGTCAAAGATAAAAGCAACTGGTTTCTGCCTCTGTCTGGCATATATACTGGAGGGATACTTGATTTACCAACAGTTAGGCTTTTTGCAGTTATCCAAGCTGATGGTTCAATAGAAGGTAATGGTATAAGATTTTCTTTCTCAAAGCAAAGAAAGATAGACAGATTCCTAGCGTTAATGGAAGCATATGAAATTGACTTCACAGAACAATCTGACAAAAAAGGGTTTAGGAGATTTTACATAAAACCTAAATATGCAAAACCTTACATAAACATATTGCAGGTAGATAATAAAAAACTATTCGGCCCTTGGATACTTCTCCTTAATCAAAAAAGTCTGTTTGAACTTCTAGACGAAATAAAACATTGGGATTCTTATATTAGAGGTGAAAGTTTTATATTTTACACAGCTATTAAAGAAAATGCTGAATGGGTAGCTACTTTAGCCCATCTTTGTGGTAAGTCAGCTACTATTACAAAAATAGAAAATAACAAATATAAGGATTCATATAGTGACAATGTCACTACATTATACAACGTTAATATAAAACCTAGATGTAAAGCTTATCAACATAAAGATATGTATAGTGAAAAACAGTATAATCAAAAAGTATATTGCCCTACTGTTGAAACATCTTATTTTCTTTGTAGATATAAAAACACTATATTTGTTACAGGCAACTCAAATCAACAAAACTGGCCTCATGATTTACTGAGGTTTTTCACCTTCGATGAAGGCTATATAGGTTATTCTTTTGATTTGTCTCAGATAGAAAACAGAATAGTAGCCTATGTAGGCGGAGTAATATCTCAAATAAAAGCCTTTGAAGAAGGCATAGATTTACACCGTCTGACTGCTTCAATAATCTTTGACAAACCTTATGACCAAATATCTGACAAAGATGGTTCATCAGAACTTGGTGACGGCAGGCAGAGTGAACGCTATTGGGGCAAAAAAGGCAATCATGCTATTAACTATGACGTAGGCTACAAAACCTTTGCTTTGAAAAATGAGATGACAGAAACTGAAGCTAAACGAGTTATCGAAACTATTCACAAAGGCTATCCACAAATAAGAAACGGTTACCACCAGACAATAATAAAAATGCTTATGAAAGACAGAACTGTCACAAACCTCTTCGGACGCAAAAGACTTTTTCTTGGGCCTATAGTTCCTTCACCTCCGAGTGTTTCTAAAAGTGCCTGTTTAAACACCTATCGTGAAGCCTTTGCTCATCTACCTCAAAGCACGACTGCTGACAAGATAAATGAACAAGGAGTTGAATACATCTATTATAATCAAGAAAAGTTTAAACCTCTCGAATTATTAACCCAAATACATGATTCAGTAGTTTTCCAAATTCCCTTAACAATCCCTTGGCATGAACATGCTAGGATGTTATTAGACATTAAAAAATCTCTTGAACAACCTCTTTATTGGAACGAAAGGGAAATCAAGACTCCTGCTGACCTATGCATTGGCTTTAACATGTGCAAGGAAGAAATGGTTGAGATTAAAAGTAAGGACTTTCCAACTAATCAAGAAACCTTAGCAAAAAAACTTAAGGAAGTTTATGATAAATTAGTGAAAAAATCTAATCAGGAATAGTGAAAGGAGGAACTTCCAATGACCGATGAGCGCAATCTGCCTGATTGGATAGATGGTTTCATGCAACTTACAGAAAACTCTGAACCTCCGATATTGTTTAGAAAATGGGCAGCTGTTTCAGCAGTCGCTTCAGCTTTGCAGAGGAAAGTAAAAACCAACCTTGGGATATCACTTACTTTCTATCCCAATTTTTATATAGTTCTCGTAGGGCCATCTGCAACTGGAAAAGGGACAGCTATGAAATACGCTTATGACATAATAGAACAAGTCCCTGGGATAAGACTTAGTTCTCAAGCTACTTCCCTTCAAGCATTGATAAAAAGGATGAAGGAAACTAACTTAACCGACATAGATATGGAAACAGGCAAGCAATATTATCATTCATCACTTACAATATTCTCTAATGAATTTACAGTTTTTCTCGGCTATCATAATAGAGAACTTATCTCTGCCCTATGCGACTGGTACGACTGTCACAACAGATGGTCTTATGATACTATTAAACGAGACAGAGAAGAAATAGTTGGTGTCTGGGTAAATATTTTAGCTGGTACAACTCCTGATAGTATTCAAAGTTCATTACCTCTAGAAGCAATCGGAGGTGGTTTAACTTCTCGAATAATCTTCGTTTATGAAGAGAAGAAAAATAAATTAGTCATCTTTCCCACAATAACAGAGGAAGAAATAAAACTCCAACAAATGCTTATTAAAGATTTAGAACAAATCTCTTTAATGAGTGGAGAGTTTAAAATGTCAAAAGGTTTTATAGAACTCTATGCCCAATGGTGTTATGAGGCAGAGAAAAACCCACCTTTCCATGACAAGCGCTTTGATGGTTATCTTGGAAGGCGCAGAAATCATCTTATTTCTCTCTCAATGGTTTGTAGTGCTAGTAGGAATAATGAACTAATTTTGACAAAGGAAGATATTGAAAGAGCTATAGGTCTTCTAGATGAAGTGGAAGTAAAAATGGGACTTGTTTTCAGAGGCATTGGAAAGAGTGATATTTCAAGCTTAATAAACGACGCTATTATTTTCCTCGAAAGCTCAGAAACTCCAGACATACCTATGTGGCAGTTCGCTAGGGCATTTGAAGGTAATATGGACAAGATGTTGCTCGACAGAGTTCTCTATACTTTAGAAGCATCTAAACACATAAGGATTATAAAAAAGCCTGGGGCGGATACTATTATCCATATATTAACAAAACAGTCCGTTTAATCATTGAACAGACTATTTACCTTTTCCTTTCGCTCCCTCTCTTTTTCCCTCCTAACAAGTTTACCATATTCTTCTATAAAATCTCCTCCAAAAAATTTATTCTTAGTGCCATAAATCCCACTGTTCATATAATTAGCTTCCCTCCAAATCTCTTTCCTCTCTTCTTCATCAACAGCTTGTTTAAGCCTATTATAGACAACAAAAGCTCTTTCCTCAGCAGGTTTGTTCAAAGCTCTTATCCACATAGATTTATGTTTCAAAGGTTTAATGCTTCTTATAAACAAAGCCCTGTTACGTAATCTTTCAATCTCATCTGGGTCTTTAACTTCTTTAAACAACTCTTTTATTTCCCCTTTAGCTTCCTTAACATTTCTCCAATAAAGCTGTTTAGCTAAAAAGTCCATAGCCTTAGTGCGTTGGAATCTTTCAGCCATTATCTCATCATGCTTTTTATCTTCCTCATCTCTATAACCAGTTCCTGGTCTAGCTATTCTAATCCACCTTCCAGCCCCAGGGAGTTTAGATAATTTATAAAGCATATAAACAATACCTTCCATCATCTCTTCTTTTTCATCTTCAGAACCGCCACCGAAGAGTTGTTCATAACCTTCTGTAAAACCATAAGTCCAAACTGTGTTATGTCCAAAGATGTCCCTCATAGATTGAGTAAGTCTATCTGGAGAAAGGCCTGTTTTTTCACCTACATCAATAGCTACTTGTGGAGTTCTTCCTGGAGTGTATTCAGCAGCACTATAGGGATATCTGAATTTCTGAGCACTTGGAGACTTACCTGACCAAGTGTTTATGTTTAAAGTATATTCAATAAAAGCTCTAAATCCAGGAGGCAAAGACATCACATCAGGCATTGATGCCTTTAATGAACCAACTATCGCCTCATAATTAGGAGGCTCTTTAGTAATTCCATTGTCATAAGCAAATTTTTCTGTGAGTGCCTGAAATAAATTCTTAAGAAATGCAGGACCTGAGCCTATTGGAACACTGATATAAAAACCTATTTCCTCCCCTGTCTCAGGGTCTATTGTTCTGAGCTTGTCAGACAGTGGTACATTAAGATAGTTATAATCCTGATACTTAGGAATATCTCTATGTGTTTTAGGAGCGTAAAGTAATCCTGCCATAGTACTTAAAACAACTGGTACTCCAAAAGTTGTTATTATCTTAGCTGTTTCTCCAGGATTGTTTTCGGCTAAAGACCTGAAAAAAGTTCTCGTCGCCTGAGCTCCTGAATTAAGATATATCATACCTCCTTTATCAGCAGCTTTTATAAACCAGCCTCCTTGACTAAAGTCCATTCTATCTCTTGCTGAAAAAACTGCTTCATCAAGTATCTCAGGGTCATTCCAAGCTTCTTCCACACTAATACCTTTTTCTTTAGCTCTTAATTTAACAACTCTGTTTACATTAGCCATTCTTGTCCAAAGTTCTACACTTTCACTTATATAACCTGCTGTGTTTTCAAAATTTTCATAAGCCTTTGACAAATTTTCATAGGTATTACTTAGCTTTCCTTGAGTAGCAAAGAAAGGCATAAGCAATCCTCTTTCAGCAGACTTTTTATATTTAGGGCTTTTATCTAATCCAACACCTCTAACCAAAACATCAGCAGTGTCTATATAGTCTTTCAAAATCTGTCCTGCGAATTTTACTGGAAACCAACTATAAACCCTCTCAAACCTACCATTTCTATAAATCCCTTGGGAAAAATAAGTCCCCATTATGTCCAAAGGTAAATTTACACATAAGTTCCAAAATGGAGTTATTCCAGTATGGAAAACTTTTGCGACATTAGTTAACAACAAATACTTATTAACATTTATCATTCTAGGAGAAACATCAGTGCCTGCGATGTCCAAACTTCTCATATAATCATCTGAAATATAAATAGTTCTTTTCTTCCCTCCTTCCCTAAAATAAAACTTACTATAACCTCTTGTGTCACCAACTTTTATAACCTTCCCTGTTTTGGGGTCTCTAAGCCCAGGAAGTTTAACTATTCCATTATCTGGAAATTCCTTACCTAAATCAGCTAATGCTTTAAAAACTCTGTTTCTAAAAATCCTTCCATAAGCCCTACTAAATATTTCAGAAGCAACTTTTATTTGGTCAGGGTCTAGAATGTCTGAGGATTTACCAGTTTTTAAACTTTCAATTCCAGATGATGCGACAGGCCTTAGTCTGTTTCCTACCTTTACATATTCCTTTTCATCAAACAAATCTTCAACTGTTATACCTTCCCCTTCTTTTTCAATCCTTTGTCCAATACCTTTTAATTTAGCATAATCATGAGACCTTAAACCTTCAGCCATTTCTTTAGTTATAATTTCATCTTTTTCCAAATCATCTACTATTCTCTTCATCCAGTCGAAAAAGAGGTCTCTTCTTCTGATTAAATCAGCTGCTTCTTCCTCAGTTAATCCTTCAAGGTCTTTAAAGACAGCTTCGTATGAAATAGCTCTTTTATAATCTTGATGCTTAGGGAACTTCATACTTTTATATTTAGAAATATCATAAAACCTTTGGCCTCTAATAAGTTGATTCAATATCCTTGTTTTATTTTTGTCAAGGCCTCTTGCTACTTCTTTTTTCATCTGTTTATATAAAACTCCTCCATAACCATGTCCACCAGCTGAATTAACATGTATTTGTAGGACTTTATAAGCCCTATCTTTTCCCTTTCCAGATAGTTCAATCTTCTTTAAATCTTTCCTTAATTGATAAGCAGTGTTGAAAGTAGCTTCTGTAAAGCCTCTTATTATATCACCTTTTGTCAACTTACCTTGTTCCTTAGCTGCTTTCCAATCTTTTAAAAAAGCCTCTGTGTATTCCTTTCCATATTTATAGATTAAATCAACAGGAAGTCCTGAATAAAGCCTTGTTCCATACTTTTTACCTAAACCTTCTTCCTCCAACATATCATCAAGAAACTTCCAAGGCGGAACACTGCCATACTTACCTTTTGGATATTCTTGAGGAATATAAGAAGCAAACAACCTAGACTCCATCTCACCTTGGTCAGTAAGATATCTTTCCTCAGCTTCTTTTTTAGAAATGTCTGAAAGCCCTCTTAATTTTTTAGCTGCCTCTTGGTCTCCTGCTTTACTTAACTCATGAGCATATTTTCTCTTTGCTCTTTCGACTAGGTCTATTCTAGAAATTTTTCCGTTATAAGTTTCTTCATAAGTTTCGTTAATAAAATCTAGTATCTTACTTCTTACTTCCTTAGTTTTTGCCTCAGGCAGAATTTTAAATAACAAATGTCTAACAGCATCAGCTCGAAGTTTACCTCTTTGCCATTCTGGAGAAGTGCCAAGGAATGATGAACCTCTTAAATCATTTATGGCATGACCTATTTCATGGTCTAATACTTCAAAGTCTTTCAATTCTGAAAGAACAATAGTCTTTTTAACATCATTGTAATATCCAGTTCCAGGCTTTAATCTTTTATCTATTTTTACATTAAGGTCTTTCAACTCAGGCACTGCCTTAAGTATCTCAGCATCTTCATTTACAAGGTCTTTGAGCTTACCTTCAGTTTTCTTAAACTCTTCTAAATTTTTTACTTTAATAAACAAATCGTCAGTAGGTACTGCATACCTCCACTTTCCATCCTTTCCAAGCCAGAAACCAGTTTCTTTCCATATCTTATAATTCCTATAAAGACTCTTTCCAGACTTCTTAATACTCTTTGCAAGTTTCTTAACCTCCTTTGGAACTTCGTCTATTGGGACTCCAAGGTTTAACCTAACCCCTTTACTTTCCCCACTCTTTTTACCTTCAGTTTGTTTAATGATTAAACGGTCTGTCCGGTTAGCCCAGATGGATGCCTCTTTAGCTGTATGTTTCCACATATAATAAGCATCTTCTGTATTAAAATCTTTTTTAAACTCATCAGCATAAGCAGATAACATACTCAGAGATTTTCTAACTTCACCAACATCTATGCTTTTATCACCTTTGACCCATCTATTAAACTTTGTTATAAGACTGTGTAAATAAAGATTTGGGTCAGTTCTTATTTCATGCTCTGATTTTCCTTCTATTATTTTCTTAGACCTTTCAAGTCTTTCAGAAGTAAAATAAAAAGGACTCTGTGCTCCAGAAGGTGCTTCTGCAGGAGGGTCTATGTCTTTTTTTAAAACATTTATGAGTTCTTCAGTTGCAGAAACTATGTCAGGTTCTTGTTTGGTTTCCTTAGGTTCTTCAATCCTTTCACTTTCTTTAACTTCTTTAACCTCTTTAGGTTTTTCAACAGGTTCAACAACCTCTTCTGTTGTTTCTTTAGGTTCTTCAATAGAAGATTTTTCCACTTCTTGGACTTTAACTTTCTTTGCCTCAGCTGCTTTAATAATAAAGCTGTTTCTAACTACTTTCCCTTCACTGTCATACCATACATTTCCTTTCTTTACATATTTATTACCTTTTTTGCTTGTAAAAGAATATTCTGGTTTAAGTTTCTTAATATCTGTTTTTTCAACTCTTTTGCCAGGCTTTTTTAATCCACTTTTAGCAACAGGCCTTAGTTGTTCCTTCACAACATCTTCGTATTGTCTAAATAAATCAAAAGCTACTTCAATATCATCTCCAACATTCTTCATAAGTTTATCATAAGCATTTTCAATTTTAGCTTTTTCAACTTCTAAAATTTTCTCTTGTGCCTGTTTAATCCTTTCATCAGGAATATCTTTAACAGCTTCTTTCCTCTTAACATATTCCCTAGCATTTTCAGAAATCTCTAACAAACTTCTAGATACTTTATCAAACTTACCTTTAGGCAGTCCATTCCACAACATCCATGTGTCAAGAAAAGTATCAAAGGCTAATTCACTAACTGGCCTATTAAAGTATTTGTCAAGTCCATATTCATAAGCTCTAAAGGCATTGATGCCTATTAAACCAGTAGCTAATCTTTTTACTCTGTCTAAATCTTTAACTGGAAATACTCCTTTTGTCGCACCAATGATACCACCTAATACAGCACTAGTACCTGACTCTTCTGCTATATGTTTAGCTGCCTCTGCCATAGTAGGCTCCCGCACAGCATCTCCAATACTTATTACACCACCTACTGCTCCCCAATCTATTCCAGATTTAATCATTGAAGTCACAATTCTAACTGCTTTTGGAGTCTCAGCTGTAACTTTAGGTAAAAAACCAGTAGCAAAACCCAAAGGTTTTCCTAAAATATTCATCCATAAGGCAGCTCCACCTATAGAGCCAGCACCTCTCATTACTCCCTCTAAAGGAGTAGATGGTTCTATAGGTCTCTCACCTGTTAATTCTCTATGAATAGCCATTATAGGGCTTAAAGCAGTACCTACAAAGCCTTCAGATAATTGTCCAAAAGGGTTAGGTCCTATATATTCACTAAGAGTCATTCCTTCTTGCTTGGCCATATACTCTAAAAAAGCCATAGTTCTTGCTTCATCAGATAATTTAGGTTCGATGTTAGTACCTAACAAATCATTTATTTTATATATAGCTTTACGGATAATGTTTGAGCTTCTATAATCCTCTTCTTTCGAAACAGGTTCTAATCTAAACTCTCTTTCAGTTATGGGTTTTTTAAGTTCCTCTTCCCTCTTCTTTTCATGAGGAGTTTTTTCAGCAAGAGTTTTCCCAATACCTATTGGCCTACCTTCTTCATCCACAGGGCGCATAGTCTCATCAACAGTAGTAGGTGCAATAGCAGAATAGTAAATTCCACCTAAAAAACTTTTAGCAAGTTCAGTTGGAGGATTTTTTACTGTTTCTTTTTCTTCAATCTCAGTCTCAGAAACTTCAGGCTCTTCAGGTTTTTTAAGATTTTCTAAAACATCTATTGCTGAACTTCCTGAAATAACAGAAGTATCCAAAGGCACTTCTTCTTCTTCAAAAGGTTTAGTTGTTTTAGGTGTCTTAACTTCCTCATCTTCACCTTTTAAACCTTCAAGAATTTTAATAGCAGAATTTCCACTAAATTCATTCATTATTTAACCTCACTATTTTTTATTTCCTGTCCATCTTTTAATAGCCTCAAGTTCTTTTGGAGTAAGTCTATAAACAACTGTGGATTTTCCAACTCCTTCTGGCCAAGTAACTTTCCATTTGATAACCCCTTCTTTGGTATCCACAACTACTGGCTCTTTATCTTTTTCTTTAAGAAGTCTCCCACGACCAGCTCTGATTTTTTGCTCTACATACTGAATAGCTTTCTTAACCCTCTCAAAATCTTCATCATCAGATTCATAGATATCAAAAGCAGCTTCGGAAGACTCTAAATAATTTTTAACATCATCTATCCAATGCGGGTCATCAAAGTATTTTTTGCCAGCTAGTTCACTCAACTTTGCCTTTCCACCTATGTTTACCTCAAACCCTCCAGGACCAAAAAGTTCTTTAAACATATCTTTGAACTTTGAGTTCTTCATCGCTTTCAAAGTAAGCTGATACCTTTCATTATCATCAAGGATTTTAAATTCATGCTCATCAAGAACATTTTTATTCCCTTTAAGAATTTCAGAGGTGTAATACATAGCATATTGCTTAGTATCATTCGGCAGCTCTTTCCAAATACTCATTGTAATAGGCCCATAACCAGGTAATGTAGCAACTACTGGGTCTTTCTTTGGAACCATAGAAGCTTTCAACTTTGCTGCTTCCAAAGCATTTTGATAAGCTGCTGAAACACTCTGCGGAGTCATGCCGACAAAACTACTGTAAGAATTTTCTTCAGACAATGAAGGGGTTTGTAATTGTGTCGAGGTAGTTTGCCGGCTTGGTACGAAAGGGCGGGTGGGTTCTCCTACTGTATCGAGCTTTAATTTATTATTAGTAGTGTCACCAAGCAGTGACCCAGCCATTAGATTTACATCTTGGTCGGCTAAATTAGTACTGCGTTTTCCTACTTTTACTTTAGATATTCCACCTTTATCATTATAATGTACTTCACCACCTTCACCAACCCCACCTAACAATTTAGCAAGATATTCATTTTGTTTCTGTTCCATAGCTTTGGAAGCTAATGTGTTCATAGCTGCCTGTCCAGCACCAGCTCCAAAATTTCCACCTTTCAAAAGATTTTGTCCTTCCGAAGCAAGAAGATAGGCCAACATATCTCCTTTACCCTTAAAAGCCTCAGACAGTTTTGGCCCTAAAGCACTTAAAAAATCAAGCATTTTATTCCTCCTAATATTTAAAAAATTCCTCCCCCAATAGCTCCAACAATTGCACCTATGCCTGCGCCTATTGGATTTCCTCCTGACAATGCCCATCCGGCAGCTGCCCCACTCATAGCGCTTCCAAGAACTTTTTGTCCTGTACTTGGGCCACCTTCAGGTCCTTTAGAAGCACTCATTTTAGCACCTTGCAAAGTACCTACTGCAACCCTTTCATATTCTAAAACTGTGAATGGCCAGAGAATGTTTTTAGTAATATTTTCATAATTGAAGTTTTCAACATCCATCTTTGACATGAAATAGAATTTTATCAACTCTGCATAAATAGTTACAACATTCTTGTTCCATTCAAGATGGGTCTTCCACTTATCAACTGCATAAGGTATCATTTGAGTTTTAAGTTGTGCACTGAATTTTGATAAAGATTTAATCCTTGCATCTTCAATCAAAGCCTTTCCAATTACAAAAGAGCTTGTCATTACTGCATTTGCATCTCTCATTCCAGTCTGAAATCTTGGAAGTGTGTTACTCTCTATATCATCATCCATTAAGGCAGCTTCTGCTAAAATAAGTTCATTCACAACAGGAGCGTTAACTACTTCTTCGAAAGTCTGGTCATAAAGAGTTTCAATATCAAGCCCTGCCATGAACTTCCCAAACATATCGAAGAGGGATGGGAAAGAACTTATTATATAACCAGAGCCAAAAAAAGCATCTTCTACAGGAACTTTTGTAAAATCCTCAAAGGGCGACTCGCCTATTTTTTCAGCTCTGTAAAGGGCATAGTTGCTTAAAAGTGCTTGATGTCTACTTTCAATATATGGAGCGTATCTTACATAATTAACACTAATTGGACTTCCGCCACCACCGCCTCCCATGAGAGACCTCCTTTTCAATATTAGTTCGTTTAATCATTAAACGGTCTAATTAACATCATATCTGTAAACCCTAAAACTTTCCTTAGCACCAAATTTTTCAGACAGTTCCCAAATTCTTTTATTTCCAGATTCGAAATAGATATATTCACAGCCTTGATTTTTAGCGAATTTTTCAACTGTCCTCCAATGCCTGTGCCAAACATCTTCTTTTGTAAACTTCCATGAATAAAGATTTTTAACCACTAGGTATTTCTTTTCTGAAAACTCATTTATTTTAATTTCAGTAATTGCCAAAGCATACATTTCATAGTTTTCATCAACAGCTATGAAACATTGACTCTTGTTACTCAAAAGGTCGCATAAGAGTTGAGTAAAATAACTTCTCCTATCATATTCTCCAAACCCACTGCTTCTGTCAACTACAAACTTAATAGCTTCCCAAAACTGCGGTATTTGAAAAGATAAAACTCTAATAACCATTATTCTTCCCCTTCAAGTAAAGAGTCTCTGAATGAAAACTTATGAATAAATCCTTTTATTTTAATATAGTCAATCTTAAACTTTACGAAAGTTTCAACCATTATGTTTATTTTAAACTCAAGTCCATAACATGGGTGGTAAATAGAACCATCTGGGTTTAAAGGTTTCCAAGGGGTAGTTTGAAACTCACCATCTTTTCTCAACCTATAATCGATTGAAACTAACATTGGAACATCAAGGTCTGTTCCTATTTCTATGTCTGTGATAGTTTTATATTTTCTGGTTTTCATATCTATTATGTCAGTAGCTATTCCAACTCCAGGCAGTAACAAGTCTCCAGAAGCAACTACATATCTTTGTCCATTATAGTAAGCTATTCCAGTGATGTTAGAGTATCCTTGGCCTAGACTTTTATCCACTGGATTATAAACATAGCCGATATTACCATCACAGAGATAGAGCAATAAATCTTTTTCATCCCAAGTTAGAATTGGGTCACTTAAGGCATTAAGAAATTCAGAATAATCTAAAAGTTCTAATTCATTACTTAATGACCAAAGTCTGTCTTGGGAATCTATGAAGAAATGAATAGTTTCATCCCCGGCTACTGCATTCTTTCCTTTGATGCCTAGATTGTAAACAGTATGAGTTCCAAAAGTGTTCCCAGCAGGCACTAGTCCAACTATCTTACTCTCCCCATAAGCAATTACTTTGTCACCTAATTTCTTAACACAATAAACCCAACCTTTCTGGTCAATAGGCCGATTACCAGCTATGTTATCTCTACCTATTGTAAAATCTACACTTCCAATATTAGACCAGGCAACAAAGTTTTTCTTGGAAGAATCTATGTAAATATCGCCTTTGATTTCAATAACAAGGTTATTACCCTGTGACTGGATGTTTTCGCCAGTGATAAATTTTCCAATAGTAACACCAGTCGCAATTTGGACTGTTGAGTCAGTTATTAACTTTGAAAAATTGGAAGTTATGTTAATAGAAGTTTTTGCATCACCTTCGATGTAAATAGTCTTCGATGTATCTACTGGTGCAGGTGGATAATGGCTGATAACACCAACTGCTTTTGTAATCATTCTAGCCATTTTAATAGAATCTATTTCACATAAAATGGTAGTGCCTGTTTTAGCAGAGTTGTTATCAAAGCCTGGGTAATTAGATATAATTCTAGAGCCTAACTCAATTTTTGTAACATCGAGTTTTCTTAAAGCTCTATTTATATCACCTGAATAAAACCTTGACATTGAAAGGCCTCTTTATATTTCAACTACCACATAAACATCTACTACACTACTTGCATCAATGTTCCATAAAACAAGTGAAGAACTAGGCTGAATAATAAGATTTTCAAAAGTAAAAATAACCCCTGTTCCGACCGTAGCTGGTAATGAAACCCTTCTTAAAAACTGTGAAGGAGCAGTAGGAGCTGAAGTTGTCCAAGCAGTAGCTGCCTGAATTGTTCCTGAAGCAGGTGATAAAACATCTTCATCATGAACTAAAAAATCAACTGGTGAATCAGGGTCAACGCCAGCTGCTGCCGGTCTACCTATTCCAATTGTACTTGCGTTTGCAGTAGATTGAAAAATTCCTATTTCTTTAACACTCACACGGCTAGATGAACCAGTTATAATTTCCAAAGAAGGCGCACCTGATGTTCCATCAGTTGTTTTTATTCCAAGAGAAAGTAACATTTCTTTTCCTCCATTTTAGATTGTTTAATGGTTAAACGAACTATACATCTTCAATAGTTATCATAATGGAACTTATTATAATCGGAGTTCCGTCGGTGGCAGTTATTGTCCCACCTGCATCAATAAATGCAACTATTGCATCATCATAATCGTAACCATCTGCTATTGCGGCAGAGTCGTTGTAAATAATAGCTCCACAGGTAGACAATGAACCTCCTGAAGCATTCCACTGGACATTGTTCCAAGTTATTTCACACCTATCTTCAACATCGTCAGTTGTTCTTGCAATGCCTGTTAAGGTTTCACCTCCTGTAGTATAGCCATTTCCATTAGGCAATTCAAAAGCTGAGACATCTGAATAAGATTTATGACTGTCTTTATCAAATGTAAACCCAGGCTGCATTAAAATAATTTTAAAAGTATCAGAAAGATAACCTTTCCACAACTGACTTTTCCATGCATTAGGTACTTGATTACTCATAACAAAATCTCCTTTTAATCTATTCTGTTTCCCAAACTATTGGTATTGAAGGTTTGTCAACTGAAATTGTTTCAACAGTGTGAGTTCCAGAGGTTTTCCAGTTATTTCCCATATCAAAAGAACGATGAACTTTATTTACAACATCATTTATTACAAACATTATATTTCCAGTTTCATCCATACCTCCATAGTAACCTACTTTTGAAATAGGCCCAAGCACACAATTCCAAGAACCTTCTTTTCCATAATTCTTAGATAAATAAATCCTACTCCATCCAGAAACCATTTGATACTTTCCTTCATCAGACATACCTATGAAATATCCTGGATAGTTAATATGCGGATAGTCAAGTCTAAACTTTTCCCAAGAACCTGCTACTCCATAGTTTTCAGACCTAACAATCCATCCACCTTTTGCAATTAAAGTTATGTATTTCCCGCTTGTATAATCTACCCCTTTAGACATTTTGACTATTGTATTCTTGAGAAGTTCTGTTGTCTCATAGACTTTTATCACATTAAAATCTATGCCATATGCATAGCTATTATATATATAAGCTTTGGAACTTGTAGTTTTACCATAAGTTACTAATTGTCCAGTGTATGAGATTTCTTTTATTTGTAGGTCACTATATATACACTCTTCTACAACCCAATCTTTTCCATAATTATCTGACCTTAGCTGATATCTGTTAAATCCTCCAACCATAATAGGAGATACAATTATATACTTTCCATTTCCAGAAATTGCAACCCTTAACGAAATTGCGACTACTGAACTATAGACAACTTCCCATGTTTGACCATAATCTCTTGAAACAGTTATTGAATAATTACTAGAACCACAATCCACTAATGCTACCATATAATGGCCATCGTAAGACATATCAAAGCCAACTACTTGAGAACTTGAACAGCCTCCTGAAACAATTACATCTTTCCAATTTTGTCCATAATCTCTTGATATCCAAAGAGTTGTTGTATTATAATCATTTGGATAATCTTTAACAACATGAATTTGTCCATTGTCAGATATCCAGTAACCGTTTCCATCACTCCAAGGAAATTCATCTTTATAAGAATATGTAGTTTTATAAGGCTTTACCTTATACCAATAACCATCTGGAAAATGCCTTTCATTAACAGTAGTTGTCCACCTTGGATTATTGACATAGCCAAATTTATCTCTTTGCTCTGTAAAATTCCAAGGGCCTAAATTCTTATTGTCTTTCCAACTCATTATTCGTAAAGCCCTCCAACTATCATTTGCCCCTTGAAGTCGCAGGCAGATTTCGCAACAGGTAGTGAATCAACTACTGAATATTCCTTGTTCAAAGCATCTCGTGTTACAACTATTTTTCCATTACTTAAATATACAAAATCAAAGTAATCAACGCAGGTCCAAGTATCACCTTCGGTAAGATTGTCTATTTTAAGTTCCAACGAACTTCCATCAAATTCGTAGATAGAGGTTTTTCCACAGACTATGCATAAATTAGTTAAAGCAAAAATCTGTGGATAAGGAAAACTGTCTGTTATTTCATCAGTGGTTAACCTACTTAATGTATCAAGAGATTGCAAAACTCCATCTTTTCCAACAGTGCCAAAAGATGTTGTTAAGAAGTTACTATTCCTAACATTGTCATTTCTATGTCTCAACCCAGATGCTAATCTCTTAGCATTGAAAGAAGCTGTGAATTTTCCACCTCTTAAAACATAAAGGTTCATTTAAATCTCTCCATTCAAACTAGGCCTTTTTGCATCTTCTATTTTCAAACTTGAAACATCCCTATTTATGTTTGAAGAAACATTTTCTAAATTGAGTGAATTAGAAGTTTTAATTCTTTCTTTTATTATCGGAATAGATTTTTTCAAAATATCTTCATACTTAAGGCCTGGATTTTCACTATCGATTTGTTCAACTACAGACCTTACAACTTGTTCATTCCCTTTGAAATCAGGATTTTTGGAATAAAGTTCTTTATTCAACTTTGCAACCTCTGCCTGTTCGGCCATTAAGTTACCAACAACTTTAGGTAACATTAAAAGTGCTTTTTCAACTGCCTTGTCAATTATTTCAGTTTTTTCTTCCTCAGTTAACATAATGCGCTCCATTAGATTGTTTAATCATTGAACGAACTTGTTTATTCTACTTTCAAGAAACCTTCCATCTTCAGCTGAATGATGTCTTTTCTTTCTCTTTTTGGAAGGTTTCCAACCATGGTCTATGGCATTTAAAAGCCTTTTCTGAGCCATTGCTTTTTTCTTTGTTGTTCCTTTAGATTTAACTCCATGAGGAGTCGAAACACGATATTTTCCAGATTTTAATTTAGTTATTTTAACAGGCATTTTTTTAACCTTCCATTCTCAAAGCTGTTGCACTTTCTTCTTCAATCCAATCTTGGCCAATCCCCTTAATTTCATTCATTATAGATTCTGTCCAAGTTCTTATTCCTTCAATGTTTCTGTTTAAAACCTCAGTTTGTCTAATAGCAGCCATGACCAGAAGCATTGGATGAACGTCTGACCAATAGTTAACATCTTCATCATTGATGAGAAGTGGTGAATAGAATAATCCTTTTATAGCTACAGTCAAATCACCTTCAGCCGGAACATTGAATATTATAGTATTAAACTCTCTTCCATCAGCTGAATGAATAGAGCTTATTGCAGTCAATAAAGTCTCTGTGTTATACCCAGTAAAGTCGCCCATAGTTGGATGAACTAATGAAATAGCATAATAAGAAGGCTTTCCATTTTCATAACTTGATTGAATAGGAAAATAATATCCTAAAACATACTCAAGTGATTTTCTCTCTACCTCCCATTCATTCTCGTCTGAAGAAACTATAACTTTACTAATTGCCCTACAATAAGGAATACTTATTACATACTCACCTTCTGCAAGAGGCTGGAAATTGTAAGTCCAGGAATTTTTACTTTTATGAAGTCTATCTAAATACTTAGAACCTTCATTTATGAAAAAATTAGCTCCATTATCTGAATTATCATCATTGACTAAATCATAGCGGCCTGAAAGTTCCTTGAATTTTTCTCTTATTTCAATCAAGTTCATTCTTTAACCTCTTTAGTTTTTAGAGCAGGCCCAAGGTTTCTGATGTTTCCCTAGGCCTGCTCAGGGACTTTCAAAAGGAGGAGATTTTAAGTAAGATTATTATCAAGTCCCACGCCATTAAGAACAGCGCACTTCTGTGGGAGACCAAACTCAAGACCAGCTTCGGTCAAGAACTCCTCGTAAGTCCCATCAATACGTTTGTTACCGTAACCCTCAGGATGTTCTTTAGACTTACTTTCGCCATAGAAAGTAGTGTCATCTATGTAACGATAAGTAAGTTCCTTCGGCTCAAGAATAACCATCATGTTACGAGTTGTTGCATCATAACTGAACAATGGATGAGTTTTTATATGGAGAGTTCCAAAAGGAGTAATCCATGTCCTAATGTCCATTCCATAAGTTTTCTGCGCCGGCTGGAGATTTATCTGAGCATTATTAGATGCAAGAGCATCTACGCCAAGCAAAGCTCCACTTCCAGAAAGACAGAGTTTCTCATCTGCCCCATGACGAAAGACTTGTTCAAGCCTATACTTAAACCAGTCCTCACCAGCGGCAACCCATGTCTGGCCTGAATAGTCAGTATTAAGAGTGAAGTCATCACAGTTGTTTGGAGCATACTGACGAATAAAGTTGATAGAACCCATAGTGGTTCGCTCAGGCTTGCCATTGTCACCTATGTTCTCAGTCCTAATACCAAACAGAAAAGCAAGCTCCATCTCCCAAGAGTGCATTTCAAGAGCTTCTGCCTTCGCTTTCTGATATTGTTCACCAGTGCGAAGTTTAGTCTTTCTGGCAGTTCGAGTGATTGAAAGTGGAGTTCTAAATATCTGGGTATAGTTATAAACCTTAACAGGATTAAGGGCTATCGCCTCAGGCATTTCTCCACCTTCAGGATTTATATTACCAATGATTTTGAAGTTATCACAATCACTCAGGTCATTGTCTGGAGAATTATCATCGTCCTCAAGGAGCTTGACTGCCAAAACAGAGTTTGTTGAACCCCTTGTTACATTGGTAACTTTTCCAACAACATCTACTCGATAATCAGAAGCATCACGAAGGAGTATCTGATGTCCAGCCCTTACCCGCTTTGCAAGCTCAGTAGTTATCTGGACATAAACAATGTCACCAGCTACCCCGCCACTTGTGTAAGCAGTAGAAAGACTTGGGTCAGTGTAAACTCCACTAACAGCACCACTGACAGCAGTTTGTTCCTGAGTCCACCAAGAAAACTCGGGGTCATCAGTTTTTTCACTACTCATCATTGAAAGCATAGCAGTAAGAGGCGCCATCCCATTAGGATAAAGATAAAGTATCTGCTGCCTCCAATTTTTAGGCCTTTGGCCATCTACCCAATCACCAGTTCCACGCATACCTAGAAACATAACTATTTCCTCCTAATTTCAGTTCATTAGTTTAAATTAAACAGTGATGACACTACTAATTACATGCCAGTACATGCCATCTGAGTAGAGTGCTACTCGGTCTCCACTAGTACTCATAGTCAAGTCAGACCAATCTTCACTATCACCTTTATCAGTTATAGTGATGTTATTAGAAGCATCTGCCGCTGAGATAGAATAGATTCTACCTCTTGTTTCTGAAACACTTGGAAGTGTGACAGTTACAGCCGCAGAACTTGCATCTACCCTTACTACGTAATCCCTCGTAGTCATTTGATAATCTTCACTTGGGTCAGCGTATTTATCAACGACTATTTTATCATGGTTATCGTAACCTCTTTCAAGACTCATAACTAATTCCTCCCTAAAAGTTTGTTCATTTCATCTAGTTCATCCTCAACAGGGCTAGACTTTTCCTTTGTGGTTTTAGATTTTTTACTAGACTTCTTTCCTGGAAGTCTAGGGCCTCTTTTTTCTTTTTTCTTTTTATTTTTTATGTTTAGTTTTTTCCTAGCTCGTTTTGCCACTTTTTCCAATAACTCCTGATAACTCTCATCAGGATATTCAGAGGAAAGTTCTTTAAAAACCTCAGCAACGACATTCTTGAAAGGCTTAAGGTCTTCATTTTCCTCATAGAATTTTTTACTTGCCTCACGCAAATTTATGATAGTTTCTACATTACTCCTTATTGTCCCAGGAAGAGTTTTTAAAAGTTTGTCCACAACAATTTTTGAGGCATCTTCTATGCCCTTTGAATAAACTTTGTTTAAAACTTTGTTAAACTCCTCTTTCGACTCAGCAGCTTCTTCAAAATCTATGTCGTCGAAGAAGTCTTGTTCTTCGATATTTACTTCCTCTTCTTCATCCTCGATTTCATCTTCAGATTCTCCTTTCTCTAATTTATCAATTTTCTTAGTTAACTCTTCTATTTTAGAAGTAAGTTTCTCTATAACTTCATCTTTGTCATCTTCCTCATCATCCTCTTGTTCTTCATCTTCCGAAGTTTCATCCTCATCATCTTCATCATTGTCATCACTGACATCGTCAGTTTCATCATCCTCAGTCTCATCAGTTTCATCATCTCCGGTTTCATCATCAGATGTTTCTGCGCCTTTTTTCTCATCTTTCTCTTCAACATCTTCAGTCTCTTTAGCTTCCTTACCTTCATCTTCCGAAGACTCTTCCCCAATAGCGCTTAAAAAAGAGTTCATAATGTCTACCTGATTTTCACTGTTTCCCATTTTAATCTCCTCCTTAAATAGATTGTTCAACCGTTAAACGAACTTTCATTGTCCAAACTTTTATCTTCCTTTTCTTTGTTCTGTTCATCTATTATTATCATAAAAAGGTCTAATATCCCAATCATGTATTCGACAGCTTTTAACCTTCCATTAAGGTCTCCCATGTGAAGGAGGACAGAAGCAGTTGAAGGATTATTAGCAGCTGCGTCATCAACTATTGACTTAAGTTCTATTTCAAAACCTTTTTTCCAAGCAGATAGTTCATTAACTATATCTTGCCATAAGATAGATTCTTTAAATCTTTCAATCTGCTCTTTTGTAGCATTTACTTTTATTTCTTTCATTATTGTACTCCTACCGGAATTATGTTTCCTTTTTCTTGTTCCCTCAACACTTGCTCATCAGGCATTGTTGTAGTCTGAATATTCTGAACATTTTTTCTAAAATCTTCTATATTCCTAGCACCCATTTCCTGAGCTATGAAACTGAAAATCTTAAAAACATCAAATGTTTGCATTAGTTCAGGTGACTGAGTTATTACTTTGAACATCTCTATCCATGCAGAAGTGAAGTCATTACCTGGAATTGAACCATCTCTGACAATAACATCGTAGTCTATAGCCAGGTCATTGATAGATACTTTCGCAGTCTTTGAGCCGAAAAACTTTGTTAATTGTTCAGCTCTAGGCCCTGCAAGACGTACAAAAGTATCTTTTGACATAAACTGCTGTGTATGAGCTGCGAACATAGTCCCTATGTCCTGCATGAATTGAACACTTATTACCATCGCTAGTCTTTTCAATCTTGAAATCGCAGAACTTCTTGTACTTTGAAACTCAGCACTTGTTAACCTCTCAGGGCCTGAAAGTCTTAATGCACCTTGCATTGACTGGTCTGCACCACTTATTCTATCCATCCATTGAGTTATGTAGGCAGAATCTGAAATGTTTAATCTTGTTATATCATTTACTTGAAGTTGTTCAATAGCATTACTAACTCCCCTTCCCCAAGCAGGCCTTCTTAACCTTATTAACCTCCCAGCTCTTTTTGGGTCTTTTACATCAAGGATGTTTATTAAATAAGGGTCAACAACGAACATGTCGTTTACTGCTTTTCTTACATTTTCAATGTGACTATTGAATAGAAAATCTAATGTATGCTGCAAACCATAGAGAATCTCCATTCTACTTATAGGTGTAATCGAATAGCCGTCGAACTCAGGTGAATTTACAGCTATCGGATACATTCCATGATAGAAATCTGCCTTTTCACAAGAGATGATTACATCATCTGCTGCAAGCTCAAAGTACCATTTTTCAGGATATTCACTATCTCCAAGCTCCCATTCTTTTGGAATAAGGTTTACATACATCTTTATAATGTCCACAGGGGAAGTTACACCTAGCCCAGCTATGGAGTCTCTACTTGAGCCACCAAACTTTTCCTCTCTCCTACTTTGGTCTTTTGCAAGAGTTGACCTTTTGTCTTTTTTAAATTTCAGATATTTTACATTAAAAATACTTCCATCACCATTAGATTCTTCTTCGAGAAGGTTCATATAATTATCTCTGTCAATCCAGCCTATGAACTCCCCATCTTGGATATTATTACTTGAAACCGAAGGGTCTGGAAGCCATGAATAAGGGTCTATGTTGTTTAGTCCATTGCCTTCAAAGATTACATCTTGAACAGGAACTCTTTTGTAATGAACAGAGTTTCCAAAGATATTTTCTACGTTTATTGCAGATTTTATTAACCTCTTGCCATAAACAGTTTTCCAAACAGGCACTGCTATCCCTACTCCATACCCAAGACCGTCACGTAAGGCAGTGTGAATAGCTAATGGGACTTTAGTCTTAATACAATGAAGTCTTATCACCATTTCAAGAAGCATTGCCCCTACAGTGTCTTCATCATCTACTGCTTCATATTGAAAGATAGGGTCTTGAAAAAATGCTAGGGATAAATAAGTTAACAATGCCTCAATCATTGAATAGCTGTAAGGAAAAATGATTGAAACAGGTTTCCTTGGGTCTTTGTCTTTTATATCTTCTTCATCATTATCTAAGGTTATGTAAGTAGTTAAAACCTTATCTATTTCATTCCATGAGTCGAAACGTTTCGAGATTTCATTCCTTGAAACGATAGCTCTTTCATAGATTTTATCTCTTATTTTATTATGTAGTTCACTCCCAGGTTTGAGGTCTAAACCTTCAGGATATTTGTAGTTGAAATCTTTATTTTTGTAAAGACTCCAATTTACATTTTTGTTCTGTTCTCCATGCACAATGTAAGGCATTTAGAGTCTCCTAGTCTGTTTAATCGTTAAACGAACTTAAAGTTCAAAGATAACAAATGCCTGATTTGCATTAGTTATCGTACACTCACTTGCATCAATGAAAGGAGTTACCAATTTCCCTCTGTCAATTTTCCCATCTTCACGATAATCATCTTTTAAAATATCATAAGTCCCAAGCACATCTGTTGCATAAAACATTATAGGCCCGTTTTGAGTATCTCTTATCACAACCTTGTCACCAGCGGCACTTGGAATAAAAATAACTTTCCTAACCCTAATGCCATTGGAAGCGTTGAAATTTAATCCTAAATTTTCAAGGTCAGTAGTTACATCAAAATCAGTTAAACCATCTAATGAAAGTTCTATGAAATTATTAGTAGCTTTTATTGTATTAGCCATTTTAAATTCTCCAATCAGCGCTTAGGGAAAATCCAAAGTTTCTTATGCCTCTTCTTTTGTTAGTGGTAGTTTCTATATATTCATAAGCTCCTATGTCCCATGCTGAACCTTGTGGCCTTTGGACTCCAAGTAGGTCATCGTCAAAAGCATATACACTGTCTGCTGATAAATCTGTACCCTGGTCTTTTGCTACTGTATCATCTGCGCTTAGTCTATAATCATCGTTTGCTGGGTCTCTAAAAAGAACACCATCACCATCAGTGCAAGTAATTCTATGGAGATTACCAAGTGCACCTCCCCAATTTGCTGTAGTGTTCTGCTCTGAAATACAATTTTTAGCATATAGAAATAAATCACCTCCACCACTATTTTCTAAATAAAAGCCATAATCACATTTTACAGCCGTACAATTATAAGCCCATTGATAATATGTAGATGAAGTTGTGTTTTTAAAATAAAAACCGACATTACAGCCGTAAGCTAAACAGTTGATTAAATATCCATCATCTTTACTCATACCAACTGTAAATCCGTTGCCTTCAAAATTATCTGCAATACAATTAACAAAAGCATTAAACCGAGAGCCAGTAGCTACTGAAAGCGAAAAAGCATGATTACCATCACCAGTTACAATAATATTTTGTATCTGTGAATAGTTTTCCCAGATATTAAAACAGTAATTTACACCACTCACAGAAAATTTAAATGCTCCTTCATGTCCTTCTGCTGGCCTTATAAATCTAAAATAATCAGCGTTTGTCGTTGCACCATTTAATCGTACTGTATCGTTATAAGTAGGGGCATCAGCATAAATTTCTAACCCTTCGCCCATACCTGCACCAGCAAGGCCATAATCGGTGTCGGCTTCCCAATTTGAAAGTTCACCTTCTATATAATCTCTTCCAAAACCAGAAGCACCATAAGTGCTTACATTATAATCTGTTGGAAGTCTGATTGCACTACTCATTTAATCACCGTGGTTAAAAAGTTTGCTATTGCGCTTTTGCTTTTATCGTAGACATACTTTTTCAAAATGTTCCAATCCACTGCAAGCTCATATATTTTAAAAGGTTGATATTTCACCTTTTCATCCCTCAGCATTTGCAGGTCTATTGTTGGATAAAAATTTTTCAGTTTATCAAACGGAATTTTGTATCTCCGCTTTTTTAAAATTGAAGGCATGGGATACTGTGCAAGCAGTTCCTGCGCTTCCTTTTTATAATCCTCCTGCCGTTCAGGGGGGATAAACCCGACCATCTCCCCGTCAAACTCTTTTTCAACAGCGTACGCTTCCCACAGCTTGTGCATCTCATCATCAATAAGCTCAGTCAGTGCGTCTATGTCAGCCTGTGTTTTGCCGTCACTGTAGAGCGGTTCAAGCAACTGTGTTGCTATTTCCAGAGGGATATTTTTCACAGGCAGAATAAGGCAGTTTTTGGAAACTATCCGTCCCCAAGGCCGGGGATTGTGTTTGTAAGAGAGAAAATCACCTTCCTCTACCCTGTTCCTGTTATTACAAGCAATAGAGAACTCAAAGACAGCATCATAGTCAGATACTGACAAATCCCTGCCCGCAATAGTTTCTTCTCCTGTTACTTTGTAAACAGTCATTTGACGTTTTTCCCTTTCCAAACTTTTGATATCTGATGAGGTGCAAAGTATGTTACTACTACACAACTAATTATCCAGCCGAAACCAAGTGCACTTAATGCATCAATATATACTCTAAGTCCTTGCATATTTCCTGTTAAAACAAGGCCGGTTATTACCCCTAAAATTCCAACGAATGTAAAAGTAAGTATTAAAGCTATCTCCCGCCGTGCCTTGCTTTGCTGACTATTTTCGTTTGCAAAAGTTTTCCAAAATTCCAGCGTTGTTTCGACTGCCTTTTGACTTACTTCGGCTTTTTCCTCGTCTGTGTAGACAAGTTTATCAAGCCCGTTGATTATACCGTCTGTAGCTTTCTCAGCTATCCTTGCACCGGTTTCAATAGTTTTATTGCTTGTTCCGAAAAAGCCTGTTACTGCATTTAAAAGTCCCATTTATCACCTCTTTTAAAAGTAGCCTGCGCCCATGCTTCAAAAAACGAACAGCTGATGCACCGCACTTTATAGTTAATATTATTGAGCGCAGGCTATTTCTTAAAAACCTTTATCCTTTTACAGTTCCTTGAGTCAAAATGAAACCAAGGAACATCTGCCTCGACTGCATTTATAAATTTAAACGTTAAGTCATTTGGGTTATCAAAAAGGTCTTTCCTGACCTGTTCTGCAGATACTTCTTTAAATATACAGTCAAAAGCCCTTCCAAAAGTGTGTTGTGAACCAGGGCTATAGTAAGGACTTTCAGGAGTCCTAAGCCCTGACCATAATCTATCACCGTCCCAAAGCCAATTATTTATTATAGTTGTCCCATACCTATCTTGTAACCTATCAAGTGTAATAAGTGCCCGGTCATCAAAAAAGTGCCATGCGAACTCACCATAAATCTTATAAATTGATGGCGGGACAAGTTCTTGAATTTTGAAGTGTTCACACTTATACATTTCAAACAATTCCCATAAGCCAGAATAAAAATCTCATAAACAACGAGATAGGTAAAAGAATTATGAATTTCAACAACTCACGACAAAAAATTATTGTTTTATAGATGATTTTATCCATAGTCTGTTCAACCATTAAACGAACTAAAAATTAAATGAAAGTTTAAAACTAAAAATTGCCAAAACTGTAACTACTCCACCAACAAAACCGCCAGAAAATGCGTAGAATTTTACTGATTTCATAATGTCATTAGTCCTGTTATCAAGTGCTACAAGCACTCTATGGATTTCAAACTGTTTTTGGTCTTCTGATAAATTTTTCCAGTCATTCCAATTACAAATGCCTGTTCCGTTCACCTTATATAATCCTCCAGTTTTCAATAGGCTTTTCATAATCCAATTCAGCATATTCTGCCTCTATATCATAAGGGTCTTCTTTTGGAGCAAAGTAACGTTCACCTAATTCGAGCATCTCGATTATGTAAGCTTCTGCGTCCATCAAGTCCCACAGGGCAGACCTAGGGAACATTAAAAGTTGCTGTTCCAACTTTTTAGTATTTGAACAAGACGCATTATGGTAAATATAGCCGCCTCTATAATATGGAACAAGTTCCTTCACTCTATGTTCTTTCTTCATTCCTCCTCTGGCTTTTAGCCAGACAAGTTCGAAAAAAGTGCCTCTGCGGAACATCTCGTTTTTTATAGGTTGTTTGATAAATTCGTTTAAAGAAGTTTCTTCAATACCTAATACTTTTGCACCTAACTTAATACCCATTCCAAATAAAACATCGTAGATTTCATCTGGATAAAGTTTTTCTGAGACTATGTCTCTTATATAAAGTCTTGCACTTGTTAAATCGATTCCAATGCCTATTATTGCAGACTCTGCAGAATGCATCTTGACAGTCTTAGCAGGGTCTAGAATAACTACTGTTTCAACCTTGTTGTCATGCTGAAGGTCGATATCGAGTAAGTTGAGGTCTTCTTCTCTTTTTAGCTTGTCAGGAGGTAGGTTGTAATATCTGAAATATTCTTGCTTAAATGTTGAGTCTTTAGTTGAAATAGGAAGGTTTCGCAACTCCCTGAAAAATACATCTGTTTGACCTGCCTCAACATGCTGCTTCCATTCTTTTTCTATCATTTCCTTAGACATGAAATTAGGAGCTGTTGGATTAAAGTCATCATCGCAGGCTTCGAGCCTTATTGAATGCCATTCAGGAGAGTCAAGAAGTTTTTGCAGAACTGAATCTTCATGCTTTAGAGTGTCTATATAGACAATCTTCCAGTTGTTATGAGTTCTTGGAACAGCTTTTATAACATCTGCATAAAGCCACTCGTACCAACTTTTTCTTATTTCTTCATTCTCAATTTTTTGAGGGTCTTCGAGGTCATCTATTACAATTAAACCTGGTCGGTCATTTTTGAATAAGACACCTCGAACTTGCTGACCTGCACCACGAGGCCAGACTAATGTATCATAAGCAACCCAAGATTTTTTACTAAAGACTTCATCAAAATCATTTTCAGCACTTCTTGAATTAACTTTTCCAAATAGCCCTTTTATTGTTCGATTAGTTACTAACTCACGTCTTAAGTTTTCAGTTTGGAGAGAAGCTGCGTCGTGGCTTTTGTTAATGTAAACTACAAAATTTGTAAGTCTAAAAAGAATGTAGCGGGCAACTAATGCTAACGCAACTATGCTTGTCTTACCATAGCCACGAGGGGCTGCGATTGCTACTTTGTTCTTCGTAGGGTCGTCGATTAGTTTAAATATCTCTCCATGGATATTTTCTGCAAAAGGTAGATGAAACCGCTCAGGAAAGAAGGTCTTCGCAGTCATGCGAGTGCTCATTGCACAAGCAGTTAGTAATTCCTGAAATTGTTTATCTACCATTGCCATTAAGAGTTTTCTCCAACAGGTGTTATGTCAACTATCATTCCACTTTCCTTTGCTGCCTGCAAAGCACGCTTTTTAATGTCATCTAGTTCTTCCTTAGATAAAGTGTAAGAAGCTGACAAATTATGAATTTTCGTAGGAGCTCTCAAACCACTGAGTTCAAGAACTACTGTGTCTGCAACTTTTCTTTTTTCACTTATTGAAACATCATCACGGGAAAAGATTTCATTATAAACCTCAAGTGCTTTTGAAGTTAGTTCATTAACTCTGTGGTTAAAGTTTATTGCCTCAGCATCTCGTTTAGCCCTAAGAGCTGAAATCTTTCTCATTCCCAATTCGGAGTTTGCAGTATTAGATACTGTCTGAGGAGTTACTCCAAGCAGTTTTGCAATATCTTTTTGTTTCAGGCCTCTTGATAACAAGTTAATAATCTCATGATTTCGTTGCCAAAGATGTTTGATGTCAAAGCTTCTTTTCCCAGTCCTTCTTCTATCTGGTCTGGAAAACTCAAAGCCATACAAGCCTTTATACTTTCCAACTCCTTCAATTTCAAGAGGTTCTTTTAAGTTTTCTTTTTCCATTTTTTCCCAGTTTTTCTTCAAAAAATTTTTTATTATTATTTTAACTAAACCATAACAAATAATTTTGCAGGAGTCAAGGAATAAATTTTCCCAAATGGAATGAACTTTTTTTTCACCGAAAAATTTTTTCAAAAAAGTCTGTTCAATCGTTGAACAAACTGGGTTTTTCACAAATTTATTTGTAACATTTGTCACATTTAATAATTTTCCAGACAAAATTTGAGAGTGCTAACCGCCCATTGTGGAACGGACTTTTCCCCCATTGACCTTTTTTTGTCAGACGTTGACAAAAAATGTTGGTTTTTAATTATTGTGAAAAAAACATGGTTTGTAAAATGTTGAGATTATTACATAAAAAATTTTAAACTGTTGGCATGGTTTTTGGATATATAAATATTGAAAATGCCGGACGTGTCCGGTATGTTCTTTGACAATCAATATCCGGCTAAAAAATGAAGGGAGAAAACAATGGAAACTTTAGGGAAACAGATTGGCATCATTGAAACAAACTTTAGAACTACCCTTGATACAGGGGAAAAGGTTCAGTTAAATGTCAAGTTCGACTTCACAAACGCTTTAGATGAGGAGATTATTTCCTGGGTTGTAGCTAATAGACGAATAGCCTTCCAAACACCACTCCGGGCACTTACCCTTGGAGAGGCAAAGTCATTGAACGGTCGAACAATTCTCGCAACATCTTGCGGTAAAAAGATTGAGTCCAAAGAGCAACAGGTTAAAAAACTTGTCGCTCTTGGAGTACCAAAAAATGTTGCAAGACTTGTGGTAGAAAACCCAAGCAAAGCCGCAGAACTTTTGAACGGATAATTTTTTTAATCAAAGCCGGATATTGAAAATCAAAAGGGATTGTAGGAAATATTTTGCAATCCCTTTTTTTATTGTTAATTTTTCAACTTTCAACTCCCAATTTTTCTGTAAATCTTTTAATTAAAAGAATGAAGTTCTTTTAATTTGTAACAAATTGTTAATTGACAAGTTATTATTGTTATTTTAAAATGTTAAATTGATATGCCGTTAATGTCGTTAATATGGTTAATGTCGTTAATGTCGTTAATGCTGTCATGCTAATGGCCGTATGGGGTTCGTTTAATCGTTGAACGAACTAATATATATTACCTTGTTAATGTAATTAATGTCGTTAATGTAATTAATGTTAGTATATATAATTTTTAAATGTAACAATTGTTACAAAAAAAATTTTAAAATATAGGTTTTAAATATATAAAAAATAGTTATTAAACAACACTTAAAAGATATATATTGTTAGATTGTTCAATGGAATTTGCTACCGTGACGGTCATTGACATGACGACATTAATTACATTAATGGCATTAATGACATTAATGACATGAACGGAATGCCGCTTTTGACAACTAATAAACAAAACCTGGTGAGTAAAAAGTTGAGGGAAAAAAGGTTATTTGTAAAGCTCGTAGGTAATTAGGTAAATAGTCTGTTCAATGGTTGAACGAACTTGGAATGTTCACTTTGAGGTAAAAAACTGTTAATTTTTTAAAGGAGGAAAAAGATGAAAGATTATGTTAGAAACAGTACGAAAGGCTCAGCTATGGTTGACCCAGTTGATTATAAAGGAGATGCCTTTGTTCAATGCTGGGTTGATAGTAGGGTTTTAGCAACTATTAGTAACTGGCTTGACATGGAAGGGAGAGTTACGAGGTTTTTAAGTGAGGTTGTAAAAGATGGATTGCAAATCCTTTGTGATAATTTAGTTGAAAAACAACTTGTAGAGTTAGTAGATGATACAAAAGATGCTAGGAATTTATTAAGTTTGAAATATAGAGTTAATCTAAATCCTAAAGGAAGAGGTATGAGGAACTTGAGGCATAATTTAGTTTTAAGTGAGAGGAGGAAAAAACTAGGTCTGATTAAAAGTGATTTTAGAGGAGTTTCGAAAGTTGATGTTAATTCTCCAATGAGAGTTAGGAGTGGTTCATTAGATGATGAAGAAAGGAGGAGGAAAGTAGATGAAGCTTTAGAGATTTATAGAAAAATTGAGGAAGAAGAGATGAAGAAAAGTTTGGAAAAACAGGTTGAGGATTTTAAGAGGTCAAGTTTTGTTATTAAAGATGAGATTGAAAGTTTGAAACCACCTATTGAGAATTTTGAAAATTCCAAAGGTTTTGAAAAAGATGTTGTTCCAACTGTTAAAGAAAACATGAGTGATGAAGAGTGGGAAAGGAAAAAGATGGAAATCGAAAAGAGGGATAAAGAAAGGTTTGAGATGGAAAAGAGGGTTGATTTAGAGTTTTTGAAAACTTTGATGGTTGAACCTAGGGATAAAGAATAGTTCGTTCAATCATTGAACGAACTATTTAACGAAATGCCTGCGGAATCATAGTTTTGAACCAACTTTTTGGTTCAAAAGATTGGTTCAAAAACTGTAAATGAAAATTTTTGGTCACAAGGTGTTGACACGCATCATTTTATATGGCATGGTGGGGTCATGGTACGGTCATGGTGACCATTTATCAATGTGGTCACCAACTTTGAACCAACTTTTTAACAAAAAAATTGGAGGAAAAATGAAAGTTAAAACATTAAAAGGCATAAAATACAAAGATGCTATGGGAAAACTATGGACTTTCACTGCAAGAGTTAATACAGTTCATGGGCTTACTTTTATCTTCCCAGATGAAAACAGCGAAGGTTTCAAATTTGTTGTTGAAAAGACCGGCGATGAATACTATGCACACTTAGCAGGGGCAACTTTGGCTAATATGGAAGAAGTTAAGGAATTAGTTAGGAAAAAGTTAGATGAAATAATAACTAAAAGAAACGGAGATGATGACTAAAAAATAGGAGAAAAAGCTAATGTTTGAACTTAGCGAATTTTATGAAATAGAAGAGGATTTTAAAGAAGTTGAAAAAAACTTCATAAAAGTCCTGAACAAAGGAAAGATGGAACTGCGGGAAGAGATTATAGAGTTGAAAACTCGTGCCTGCTCTGTCGAACTAAAATTAAACAAAATAAGGAGTGAAATAAGGTGTAAAAGAAAGCTTTTCGAAAAAATTGACCGAGAAATAGCGATGAGGACAAAACTAACTCTTCTCCCTACAAAAGATAAAGGGAGGAAGATTAAAACTTACAAAGAAGAAGTGGAACTCTTAACAGGTCTTTCAATAGACCAAATTAAAAGAATTGCTGAAGTTTTGAAAGAGAAAGGAGAGTAAAAATGTCTAACAAAATATATTCTGCTGTCCCAAAAACAGCGGAGGAGATTACAGGGATTAAAGGATGCAATTCATTTTCCTTCTTTTTCAAAGATGAAACCCTTGACTTAATATATGTACCAGAGATGAATGAACTAGCTTTAGAAAAGAAAAGAATTGAAATCGAGCCTTTAGAAAAAATGGCTGATAAATACTATAGAAACTATGACTACAAAAGTGTCATGACAGACCCTAGGGATGGTCAATACTTTTGGAAAAAAGAGTGGTTAAAAGATTTCAAGGAGGAAATCAACTGGTCAAAAGTCCCGGTTGACACAAAAATAATTGTATCAAAACATTCAGATTTTCGAAATCCTAGTAAGCGCTACTTTGCTAAATATGAAGATGGTAAAGTTTATGCATGGGAAAGTGGTACAACAAAATGGAGTACTGATGGAATAGTTATAAATTGGCCTTATGCAAAATTAGCAGAGGAGGAAAGTGATGAAATCTGAAGATGGAAAACTAACAACTGCCTATGCCATCTCTGATGGCCTGGTCTGTGAAACTTGTTTCCGCAGACTTTGTGAAACAGCGGAGTTTCCATTATCAGTAATAAACGATGCCGCTAAAATACTGGTCAAGGGCAGTGCTATTTGTAGGCACTGCGGAAGGCCTTACTTGCGGGATGAATAGCATAAGGAAAACAAAATGCGAATACTTACACCACGGGGAATGATTGATATTGAGGCGGCAGGACTGCTCTATTGCAATATCAAACGGATGTACAAAACCGGCAATGGATATGGCTTACAGCTTGATAAAGAACTGGAGCAGGCACGAGATAAAATAAAAAATGCCTGCGACAAAATCGCAGATAGCATTTATGAATTGCAGGATATTCTGGAGGAGCATCATGAAAACATATCAGATTAAAGTAGACGGCAAATAGATGGTACTTTGGAACTCGCTGGAGATTAAATCATTTAAGAAAATGAAGGAGAAAAGTTTATGAGTAAAAACACAATCATTATTGGTAGTCTTGAATTTCCTACTAAATGCCCTACAAATTGTCCAGGGAAACAAATTTCTCCTTCCCAAGGAGGACTTTGTCATAGATGTCCAATCTTTAATTGCAGAAAAGTTGATGGTATCCAACTTTTAAAACCAGAAGATTACCGCAAAGACTGGGCAGAAGCTTGGCATAAATGGTTCGAAAGTGGAATGAAAGGTTTTCCTGAACTATATTTATAAAATAGTTCGTTCAATCGTTAAACAGACTATGACACTAAAAAAGAAAGGAGAATAAAAAAATGAACTACAAAGAAAAACAAGAAGAACTAATTTTACGCTTGATGACTTTCCATCAAGAAGTTCTTGAAAAAGCCCTTTCCCTCAACGCAGGACATTTAGTTATCTCCAAAAAGGAGATGGAAGATTTAAGTGAGTTTCTTAACACTTTTCTTTATGAATAAGAGGAATAAAAAAAAATGAAAACATTTGTAACTTTTGGACAATCTCATGTCCACAAAATCAATGGTAAGATTTTTGACAAAGACTGCGTCGCTGTTGTGGGAGGAGACAGGGAAAAAGTCTTTGAAATATTCGGAGATAAATTCTGCTTTGAATATCCTGAAGAACATTGGGATGAAGATAAACTAAAGTATTTTCCGAGAGGTTATATAGAAGTTTGAATAAAAAACTAAAAGGAGAAAGTCAAATGATTAAACAATTTGTCAAAAACTGGGAAGAAAACAAAGATAGTTTTAAACTAACTTTTTCCGAAAGGCATCCAGAGAACTACCAAGACATAGTAAAAGAAGTAATAAAGACAATAACTTATGACAGTAACTATGCTCCAAATCCTAGAGATATCCAAGTAATAAGAGAAGGAAGTTTTGAAGGAGCTTTTATTTTCATTATTGGAAGTTACAACAAAGAAGAACATTGGTATGTTAGAGTTTTCTATGGGCCATACCCTGCTAGTGGCACCCTTGAAAGTATAAAAAATAAATGTCTAAATAGAGAAAGTAAACCTACAAAAGAACAGATAGAAGATTATACAATGCTTGGTTCATATATAGTTCAGAAAATAAGGGATTTTTGAATAAAAAACTATATCCCACGAAAGGAGGTGATAAAACAACGTAGTTTTAACAACGTGGTTTATTTGTGCCAATTTTCCCATTGACAAATAAACCACATCATGTTATTGTCTTATTGTATTTCAAAATGACAAACGCAGTGTTTGTCGCAACAACTAACTTTTTTAAAAGGAGGAGTAAGAATGAAGAAGGAAACCATTAGTGCAAGAGAAACTTCCACCAACACATCAGCGTCAATCGAAGTTCCCTTTCCAGAAACTCTTGAGGAGGCAGTAAAAGCCTATGGAGAAGAGCCAGTTCTTTCCAATGCCCTTGCCCATTGGAAGATTATTCTCCAGTCTAACATCCGCTCTGGACTGAAACGGGGAGAAACTCCTGAGCAAATCCAGGAGCGTCTGAAAGACGCTAAGATGGGAGTTTCTCAGCGTGGAGGTGGACGGATTGACCCTGTTCAGGCCTTCCTTGCAAAGTTCCAGACTGCCACACCAGAGCAGCAGAATAAGATGCTCGAAGAGCTCAAGAAAAGGGCTGCGCAGGCTTAGTTTCTTTCAACCACCTAAAAATAGCCCTTGGGATAATTCTCAAGGGCTATTTTAAAAACCTAATTAGTACAATTTTTCACATTAAAAAATAGGGGAAAAAGCAATGATTGAATTGAAAGATAGATTAACAAAACATTTTGAAGAATATTCTACAAAAGTTAGAACTGAACTTATTGTTCAAAAAGAATGTATCAACAAAATCAAACCTATCCTTGGCAACATTCCAATAGAAATTGAAACCATTACTTATTCTTCCTACATTTATATAAAAAATATCTCAGCTGAATATTTTGAATCAGAAATAATTTCCGACCTTTCAGATGCATTAGGTGTAAAGTGGTCTAGGGTAGTAGATGGGATAGGGATTAGTTACTATACCCATATGGATATAAAGGGAGTCTATATCTATATAACAGTAATAACTTCCTCAAGTGACTCATGTCGTATAGTTCCTATTGAAACTGGAGAAATGATAGAAGTTGAAGAAACAGTCAAGTTAAAGAAACCTTTAATAAAATACATAATAAGCTGCAATGACTGAATGAAAGGAAAAATAAATGACTAATAAATGGCAAAGATGGAAAAACATAATGAAGGCCTATCCTTTTTCGGAAAAAAGGTTAAACACCTGGAGTAGGCCCTACATAGTTCAACCAAAGTATAATGGCATAAGATGTCGTGCTATACCTATGGAACAACCAGATAGGTCAATTAGTTTTATTCTCCTATCTTCAGAAGAAAATGTTATTTTTTCAGTCCCTCATATAAATGACCAATTAGAGAAGCTCAAAGTTAACTACGAACTAGATGGAGAACTTTATTGTCATGGAATGAGTTTTGAAAAAATATCTTCCATTGTTTCAAGAACAGTAAACATCCATCCTGAGCATGAAAAGATTTCCTTTCACATCTTTGATGTAGTCAACTCAGAACAACAAATGTATAGGTTGAAAACCTTGATTGATTTGGAAGAAGAGATAAAATCTCTTGGTTTAAATAGTTTAATAATCTCACCTTATTACATGTGTGAGAATCTTCAAGATGTAATGAGAGTTTATGAAGATTTGATAGATAAAAACTACGAAGGAATAATAGTTCGTAACATCTATGCTCGTTATGAGCGAAAACGTTCTATTTACATCATGAAGTTTAAACCTAAAAAAAGCGACGAGTATGAAATTATAAGTTTCAATCAAGAGGTGTCTGTAAATGGTGTGCCGAAACCTTCTATTGGCTCTCTAGTCTGTGCAAGCGGTGATGGAACAACTTTCAATGTCGGCACAGGTTTCACAAGAGAAGAACGAGAGTTCTTGTGGAACATAAGAAATGAATTAAAAGGTAGGATTTGCAAAGTTTCATATCAACATCTTTCCGCAAAGAAAGTCCCAATGTTTCCTGTCTTTGTGGAAGTTTTATAAACTTTAAAACAAAAGGAGAAAGGAAATGAAAGAGTTTAAAACTATTCACTCATTCTTTGTTGCTGGAGTTAGATTCCATCAAGCTAATGAGGTAATTCATGAGTTAAAACAAGGTGAGAAATTAAAACTTGTGCCTGAGCCGGAGAACAAGTTCGACCCAAACGCTGTGAAGATTATGAAAGACGAAACCATGCTTGGATATGTTCCTAAAAAATATTCAAGTGAAACTTCTGCAATGCTTGAGATTGGAAAACCAATCTTTTGTATCCTGACTGAAATAAATCCCAAGGCAGAACCTTGGGAAAGGTTGAAGGTTGAAATAGTTGAGGAACTTGAAGAAGTTTAAACTTGTTAATTTCTAAATTAGGGAAGAAAGGAAGTTAAAATGAAAACTTGTTATTGTGCAAACTGTGGAAAACTCCTGAGGATTGAAAAAAGGGTAGTAAGAAAACCTAATTTTAGCTCTATAATTATCAATGTAGTTGAACCTCACTCTTGTAAAGACAATAATTTTGAAGAAAATTTCAAAAAAGCATTGAAGGAACTTGAACTTTCAGATTGTAAAACTACGGATTTTTCCAAGGAGGAGGATTTAAAGTTCGTTCAATCATTAAACGAACTGGATGTCAAAGAAGATGAAAAACCTAAAGATGAAAACCTCAAGGAGGAAAACCTCCTACGCACTCAATCTGCGCCAACAATAGATAGCAAAACACTCTTTGACAGAATTAAAGATTTAAGTCCTTCAGCTCCAGAAAAAAATCTGGACATGTAAAGGAGGAGAAAAAGAAAATGAAATGTCCTAAATGTAAAGAAAGACTTTACATAATCACTACTCAATGCTTTGAAACAGTTCGAGTTAGAGAATACATCTGTCTAACCTGTGAAGAACGATATCTTTCCAATGAAAAGTTAGACTCAAAGCCTTACAAAAAAGGCATCCCAAAACGGTTTAGGAGGAAAAAAGAAAATGAAAAAAGTCTTCGTTGTGAACAAAAGTAATCACGATTTCAGTCCTGCAAAGGAGTTTGGAGAACTAGTCTTCCTTTCCTCAGGGCCAATGAATAGATATGGGACTAACAACATGTTCAGGATTTTTGAGGAAAAGTTAAAAAATTCCTCTCCTGATGATTACATAGTTCCATGCTCTCTAAATGTAATGAACTCAATAGCCTGTGCTATTTTTGCACACAAGCATGGAACATTGAATCTTTTGCTATTCAAAAAAGGAACATACATAGAAAGGAATCACAAACTATGATACTAAAAGAGATAATAAATACTTTAATAACAATCTTGATTATCCTCTTGTTGTTAATCCTTCTGTGCATGATAATTCGTCCGGCTTTTTCAACTGAAAATCTTGAAAGAGCTGAAAATAAAAAGTTGGATTTTTCAAAGATTGAAAAAGTATGTAGGAAAGTCGGACCTTATTATGATTACAGAATATTTCCAGATGGAACTTTGCAGGTAAACAAAGGTGATGGCAAGTGGCTTAATGTAAGATATTAAAAAAGGAGAAAGAAAAATGTCTTTTCCATTGCAAGAAAAACCAGAATGGAGTATTATTGACAGTTCGAAGCTAACTAACTTCCTCGAATGTCCTAGGAAATATTTCTACGAACACATCCTAGGCTGGAGAGTAGATGCACCTAAACATGATGCTTACTTTGGAGAAAGTTGGCACAAAGCCAGAGAGTATCAACTTTTAAACGGTTATGAAGATGTAAAAGGTGCTTATGATGCCTTCATTGAATACTACAGAAAAGAATTTGATGAAGACACTGATGAACTCTACCGACCCAAAGACCCAACTGCCGCCCTTCATGGTTTAATGAGGTTAGCAGAAGAGCGAAGCAATGACTTGGAGGAAAACGAGGTTGTAACAATAGATGGAAAGAAAATGACTGAAATTTCAGGCACTGTTCCAATCTCAGATAACAAAGTAATCCACTACCGAATGGACTCAATAATGAGAAGGAAGGAAGATGGGAAGATTTTCAGTTGGGACCACAAAACTACAAAGCGCTTCTCACGTCAATGGAGGGAGAATTTTCACCTTTCAATCCAGAATGGAACTTACACTCATTGTCTTTACTGCATGTTTCCTATTGAAGAAGTTCTTGGAGTTGAATTTTACGGAGCTGCTTTTGAATACCTGAAAAGAGGTTCTAAAAATCGGGAAGCTGGTTACCACGTTTCTTTCGAACTAGTCCCTGCATTTAAAACTCCTGACCAAATGAATGTTTGGCTTTATACAGTTTTGAAAATCTATAATGACATAGAAGATGAAATGAACGAACTTCTTTCTTCTTCTGACTCAGATGATGTTTTGACTGCTTTTCCATTAAATCCTACAAACTGCACTAAATACTTCGGCTGTGCTTATCATGACTTTTGTCTGTCTTGGACAAATCCACTTCAACACTGTGATGAGGTTCCATTAGGGTTTAAAACAGAGTTTTGGAATCCCTCGGAAATGGATACTACGAATAAAAAAGATTTGGAATTACCTGGGAGGTAAAAAAAAATGAAAGATAAATCAAAGTATTACGACGCAGGTGGAATAGAAACTATTGACATCATTAAGGCAAAACTAACTCCAGAACAATACCTTGGATATTGCC